GATCGACTATTTAGTAACCACATCCTCCGATCGAGGGTTCGACTCTTGTGCCTTTTGGCCTAGTCTAACTCAATCAAAGGATCCTGGATAATCAGGTCGCGCGCTGCGCTCTTTTGCACGATCTCGCTATCGCCATGTCTTGTCCGCGTGCCGCTATCTTGTTTCAGGCTCAGTCTGGCCACACCGTCATAGGTGGGTTGGAACTCGAGACGACTTACATCGAGGGGAGGTGGAAGGTTTCCCTTGTGGAGATAATCCTGCCACAGCCTCTCATTATGTCGTATAGCAGCTTTTACTGCGGAGCGTGCCACGTCTTCGTGCAGCATGTCTTGAAGCGCAATGTTACTGTCGAGAAGAAGATCGAGGGTTTTCCAACCTACGATTCTCTCCCAGTTTTCACTAGCGACTCCTTTGACTTTTGCTTGTGCGGGCGTTGGCAGCTCTGCAGTCGCGAGCTGTCTCAGCCACCATGGCTGGGCGGCCCGCAGCGGGCGTGGGCGACGTTGCTTCCAGTTCAACAGGATGGCACTTGCGATTCGCAAGTCGACAGTCGAGATGACATGTCGTCCGAAGAGTGGTAATCCATAACCACCGAGCCATTCCGGTATGAACCAGGGCAACCTAGCGAGCATCATGTATTTGTTGTGCGTGATGAACATCTCCATGACTTGGTCTCTGCACCAGTCTGGGCTCTTGTGTATCAGTTGTCTGGCTCTACAAGCCAGATTAGATTGGGGGTCGTCTTGGTCGTCGAGACCGTGAGCGCCTCCGCTTCGTTTGAGCCCTTGTATGAGGCCAAAGTTTACATACTTCACCATGTGGTAAAGTTCTAAGACTAGCCGCTCTGTGCCATCCGGGTAAGTCCACTTGACCTGCGACGGTATACCGTGCAGTAGGTTTTGTGAATTGATGTTTAAAAACATCCTGGAGATGAACGTCTTTCCGACGCTCTCCTCCAGTCCCGCGAATGCCATGATGCGATTCCAGTATTTGTAAACTGAGGCCTTGCTCTTCATGACTATGTCATCACCATTAATGAGCATTCGACATTGCGCAAGTGTGCGCCGTTGCCGCTCAGCGACTTCGATGGACCATCGTCCTCCTGTCGCGTTGATGATACACAGTACAACGAAACTGATTATACTGCCCATGAGCTGACCACGCCGTTGTGGTCTGACGTCAGTTGGATCGTCCGGGTTCTCTATGAGGTGGCCAGTTAAGGCACGCGTCACCAGTTGAGCTTCTAGCTCGCTAAGGTTGATCGTGTTTGCCAAAGCTTTTGCCACTGCATTGCAGACCCAGACGTACAACAGATCCGTTGCGCTTCTGTAGTCGCCAGATAAGAAGACTTCATCGTCTGCGAGGTTCCGCCCCAGCGCTGTCTGAATGATTCGCGTCGACTCCGGCTCACCTATGAGCTGGAATGTCGGATGCTTTCTCAGGACAGTATGTACCCATTTCCATATGGATTTGAGTACCATCTGCTGATATGGTGGACCCTTCGAGATGACTCTAGTCTTGATGGCTTCTTTGAGGGCTACCAATTTTACGGTTGGCTCCTCCTTTATCGCACGGTTTAGCATTTTCAACCAGATTGTCTCGTAGGCCGCCTCTAGCGGTACGACGTTGACTTTCCAGGTTTCGATGCTCTCGTCGCTCTGAATTTGTTCATCCTTCTCGTCATCTTTTCCTACCTCCACTTCCAACCATCCGCCGGGCACTCGACAGCCCGTGAGGATATCCGGGTCTTCCAGTAATGTTCCAACTGCACCGCCCTTTGATCGGGTGTTGATGTAGTTGGCGCTGGTTGACGGAAAGAAGGGCCGTACACGGTCCTCCCAAGTCATCATCTTCCCGAAGAAGAGCTCTTTTACAGTCCTTTCGATCTGTTCCTGCCAGGACCAGACAGAGAGACTTAATTCGATGTTTTCGGGGAATGACTCGGCCTCATACCAACCGACCAGTAGGGGCTGCCTTGTAGCAGCTTTGGGCTCGGTGGTCAGTAACACAAACGTGTCCTGAGCCGCCTTCTGAGTTTCCGCGTCGGAGAACCGTGGCATCCCTTTCTTGCTTTGCAAGATGGACGCTAGGAACTCCATGCGCTTGATCTCGTCGGCGGTGTGCAGAAAGTTCTGCACCCAAACGAAGCCTCCGGACGCAAGTATAGCGTCCGGCCGGTCGTCGATTGTGGCGGAGGAAGGTTGGCCGGCCCATGGGGCCGGCGGGAGGGTCTGCAACGTGTGGCTGCTAAAGAATGCAGCGAGCTTGTATTTCATCAGCTTCCCCCAGGAACATCCTGCCTTTTGGCAGATGTCTTCCCAGCGGTCGGCAGTTTTTGAGACACATGACTCGTCTGCTTTGCAGCCGAAGATACGGCAGATTTGATAGATGACGTTCGCACACTCTTGTAGTGCAGCGCGCGACTCTGATTTGCTGCTTTGCTTCGACATTTCAATGACTGGCGGTCTTGGACAAATTACCCTCTCTAAGGAGGTACCTTGATACGCTTCGCGATGGATGTCGGAGTAGAACACTTGGTTACTATGGCAGCTTGCCCGAGCTAAAGGGTATGCTGGTTCGTGAACACACAGAAGATCTTTTGGCTGTTTGCGTAGACTCTCTGGGCCTAACTCAATGAGTAGGTCCG